CAAAAACTGCCAGTAAACATAACAAAATTATAAGTATTGCTGTGAACCTGTAGTCCATAACAACCCCCAATCATTATTGCTTCTTTGGTATAAAAAGAGATTTGATTTTACTCCAAATCTTGCCAAAAGCTTTTTTAATTTTATCAATCATTTTTCTTTTCCTCTATTTCATAGAAGAACTTGTCGGTATCCTCTGTCCGCCAGGCTCTACTATCTTCTACGTTCCATTCAGATGTCTGCACTTTCCAGTCAGGTGTATTATCTTTCACAGTGAAAGAAGGTATATCCCATATACATCTATTGTTTGGCTGTGCTGCAAAATTGCCATCATCTAAGGCAATAATGTGAGCGCACTT